AGATGCTGTAATAAGCAAAGCAATGCCATTGACAGGTGCAATGATTGCAAGTATAGATGTTAGACCAGCTTGGGAATTTCAAAATCAATCAGGCGTATTAGGTACTAATTTAAACTCATCTGTAATATACTGTGGAGACATGGGTACTGCTGGTGATGCAAAAATAACTGTAATATTACCAGGAGTGGTATCAGCAACAGGAGGTGCACCAGCACCGTCTCAAGCTATAACATTTGAAGGTTTACAATCAGGAACTATACTTCCCGTGGCTGTAGATTATGTAACAGCAGTTGCAGGAACAGGTATAACAGTAGGTGACTTTATAGTAGGAAGATAAGATATGGATACAAAAAAAGGATATACAGGACAATACTCTGGTAATTACCACAGGCACACTAGAGTAACTCAACATAATTACAAAGCTACAAGAGCTGATGACATGCATCACATGAAGTATCTAAAAGAAGATATTGATTATGACAATGAACATGGTCACAGTGATATAGCTATGACAGCTGATGAAAAACACATTTCAAAATTAGCTGGAGATCTTAAGTATGATGAAAAACATCATTAAAACAAACAGAGTAAACTGATAAATCACATAAAACAAAAACAAAAACAAAAACAAAAACAAAAACAAAAATTATGGCAAAATTTGTAAAATTTAAAATCGCAAACGACAACGCTACTTTAGCAGCTGGGGGAGATTACTCTAGAGATGTATTAGTAAACGTTGATGACATTGAAAACGTAGGAGATGTTGTAGCAGCAGGAAACTACAGTGTAGTAGTAACATTAAAAGGAATTGTTGGACTAGGAGTTGGTCATGCTGACGCAGCTGCTGTACCAGCAGATACTATTGGTGGAAGAATACTTACTCTTCAAGTTTCAAAAAGCCCTATTCGAGCTGCTACTCCAGCTAACGCTGATGAGCCAGTTGCAATTACTGTACCTGCTAACATGCCTTCTCAATCTATCATAAAAGCTTTAACAGCTAACCCTGGTGGTGTAGCTGCTTCTTGCCAGTTAGGTAAAGACGGAGCTGGATTACCATCTAGCAACCAAATGTACTGGTCAAGCGCTGTATTTAGTTCTGATTCAACTCTATAGTAGATGAAATCTAGAGGACTTGGCGACAGCATTGCTAAATTCACACAGAAAACAGGTGTTAAGACTATCGTAGACAAAGTATCTGATGGTCTTAACATTAACTGTGGTTGTAATAATAGGCAAGAGTGGTTTAACGAAAAGTTTCCTTACAGAAGATAATATGGCATTTAAAATTAATTCTCCGTTTGATTTAAGCAAGATGAGTACATCTGTGTTCGAAAGAGATATGGGAGAAGATCCTGTATTTGCTAGAACACCTAAAAACGGGGTTATCATTTTAAACGAAAACTTAAAAGATCCAGTAGAATTAGAGAAAACATTAGCTCATGAACAAGTTCACGTTGATCAATACAAAGATGAATTAAAAAATCCAGGCACTGGATTAGATTATGAGGTTGATTCTAAAGGAGCTGGTAAAGTGATGTTTAAAGGAAAAGAGTACGACTATTCAGTAATGCAAGCCGGTAAAGGTCCTTGGGAAAAAGACGCATACGCCGCGGAAAGAAAATTAAAGCAAACAAATTAAAAAAACAACAATGGCAAAAATGAAAACAAATCAAGATGGCGGAAGTTATTCTGCTAAAAAATCAAGCGCTCCAGCAAAGGAGTTAGCGGCAAACCAAAAAGGAGCTGCTAAGAAAAAACCAGACGCAAACGGAAATGGTGTGCCTGATTATGCTGAAGATGGTAAAGGAGCTTCAAGAATGGGTTACAACCAATCTTTTAATGGTTCAGCAAGAAAAAATTGCTACCAAAAAGGAGCAGCTAAAGTTCAAGATATCATGACCAATGGAGGTGCTGCTAAATACATGAAGCATGGACCAGCCGATAAAGGACATGGAGATGACGACAGAGTGCATACTCATAAGACTAGTGGATCTTACGGTTTAAACCCAAACACAGGAGGAATGGGTAGAGGATCTTTAGTAGGTAAAAAAGCAAGTAATAATTTAACTATTACTCACGATCCTCAACACAAAGACTTAGGGGTTGTTGGTAAACTTGCTAATTCAATGCTTTTTGATAGCACTGGATCTGATGATACTTATCCTGGTGATCACTTGAATACAGTTAGAAGAACTGGAGGTAAAGCTGGATCTGTTAATAGATATGGAGAAACTATGATAGGGGCTAACTTTTTTCCACCAGAAAATAAAATTAAAACACCAACTGTTAAGACTGGATACGTAAGTGATTCAAGAACAAACAAACCAGTAGGTGATGGAGATACTGTTTTTAATGATGCAAATCAAGATGGTACTATGTTAGGTAGAGGTTTATCTTACTTAAGAAGTAAATTTTAATTGAAAAAAATAATTCAATGGCTTACGGGTGGCGTTATCAAAGAAGTTGGTAACGTCATCGATAAGCTTACTACCACGGAAGAAGAAAAACTGCTAATTAAAAAGCAAATCCAAGAAATAATGGATAAAGCTAATTCAGAGGCAGAGAGTCAAATAACAAGGCGTTGGGAAAGCGATATGAAATCAGATTCGTGGCTTTCTAAGAACACACGACCTATGGCTTTAATATTTTTATCGTTTATGGCTATAGCTCTTATATGGGTTGATAGTCACCATGAAATATCTTTTACGGTAGAGCAAGAGTGGATTGCATTATTAAAACAGTTACTTACAACTGTTTATATAGCTTATTTTGGATCACGAGGTGTGGAAAAGTTCAAATCTATAAGTAATAATAAATAGTAAGAGTATTAATTAAATTAAATAAAATGAAATATGTAAAAATAGTATTGTACATACTTTTATTACCTGGTTATCACTTCTTAGCTTACGTGCTTAGGCAATACCCAAGTACACAAAAGTATTCCTGGGATATGAGCATACCTATATTAGCTGTGTTTTTAGCAGTTGTGTGGTTTGTATACGGTATTAAATTAGTAAAAAAACAATTAAATTAAGTTAAATTATGAGTAAAGTAAAAGAAATGAAAGTAAACAAGATTACAGAAGAGCAATTAAAAACTGTAACTGAGCAACAAACAAAGATGAATGATTTGTTGAGACATATAGGTTTATTAGATGTGCAAAAACTAAATGCACATGCAGCTATTAAAGAAGTAACTGTAAAGATAGACGAAACAAAGAAAGAATTAGAAGAGCAGTATGGCCAAGTCAATATAGATTTGAAAGACGGTTCTTACACTGACATCGAACAGGAAGATGGCAAATAATATTAGAAAGATTAGTATTGGGTCTGACTATAAAAATGATGCTATGCATTATTCTGTAGGTCAACAAGTATATGGTGGTCATGAGATATCGCATATACTTTTTGAAGGCTCAGACAATTCTTATAATATACACATAAAGAAAAACAACGATGTATTGCCATGGAAGAAGTTTAATTCTAACATGGCTATATCCGTTGAATACGATTTAGAATACTAATGAAAAGTTTATACGACTTTATAGTTAGACCGGTTGGAAACGAATACGACAATGAAATAGAAATAGGTGATAAAAAAATAGTACTTAATACTAAAATAGAAAGCTTTAAGTTTGTTAATAATATTGCTGAGGTTGTAGAAGTTCCTAAAGCGTTTAAAACACCTATAAGTAAAGGTGATTTAATAATTATACATCACAATGTTTTTCGTACGTTTTACGATATGAAAGGCGTTAAAAAGAAAAGTAGATCATCATTTATTGATGGCTTGTATTTCTGTGCGCTAGATCAAGTGTATCTTTATAAGAAAAAAGACAAATGGAACTCTATAAATAGTAGATGTTTTATAAAACCACTAGTTGATAGAGATGGTTTAGAAGTAAGTAAAGAGAAAAAACTTATTGGTGTACTTAAAATAGGTAATAGCTCTTTAGAAGCTCTAGGAATAAACGAGGGTGACACGGTAGGCTACACGCCTTATGGTGAATATGACTTTATTGTAGACAAAGAGCGATTGTATTGTATGAAATCAAATGATATTGTAATTAAGTATGGAGATCAACAAAACCAAGAGGAATATAATCCAAGCTGGGCAAGTAGCAGTTGAAGAATTAATAAAGGTAGCTAAAGAAGCTATTGTTGATTCTGATGATGATATATCAGCGGATAGACTAAAAAACGCAGCAGCTACAAAAAAGCTAGCCATATTTGATGCTTTTGAAATACTAAATAGAATACAAGAAGAAGAGGATTTGTTAAACGAAAAACCTAAGAAAGTTAAAGAAGAAACAGCTTTTAAGGGTTTTGCTGAAGGTAGATCTAGATAATGTACGAGCAAACTCTATACAAGGTATTAAAAAACTATGTTGATCCTAAAACTTTAAATCACAAAAACAAACATAAGAAGTGGGAATATGGTTACAACGAAGATTATTATCTAGTAGTAATAAGTAAAACAGGTCAGATAGGAGAGGTATATGAAATACAAAATCTTAAAATAGCTTTACCAAAAGAAAATGAAGTGGTAGACTTTGAGAATAATAAATGGAGCTACTCTGAATACCCGAAGCAATTAAAAAAAATTAAATCTGTGTTCGACTGGGAAGAATACCCGTTGGATTTTAAAGAAAAATGGTATGACTATATTGACAAAGAATTTACTAGACGTGAAGAAGGTTTTTGGTTTATTAACAAAAACGTCCCTACTTATATCACTGGTACTCATTACATGTACTTGCAGTGGTCCAAGATTGATGTTGGGAAGCCAGACTTTAGAGAATCAAATAGATTATTCTACATATTTTGGGAGGCTTGCAAATCCGATCCCAGGTCATATGGAATGTGTTATCTTAAAAACCGTAGGTCAGGTTTCTCATTTATGTCCTCAGCTGAATCGGTCAACCTTGCTACAATATCAACGGATTCACGGTTCGGAATATTGTCCAAATCTGGTCCCGATGCTAAGAAGATGTTCACAGATAAGGTGGTACCAATTTCCGTCAACTATCCCTTCTTTTTCAAACCGATCCAGGACGGTATGGACAGGCCGAAGACAGAACTCGCGTATAGGGTCCCAGCCTCCAAATTCACCCGTAGAAAGCTTGACGCCAATACGAAGGTACAGGAGATTACCGGTCTTGACACCACCATCGACTGGAAGAACACCGGTGATAACTCCTATGATGGGGAAAAACTCAAACTCCTCGTCCACGATGAATCGGGTAAATGGGAAAGGCCGAACAACATCCTCAACAACTGGAGGGTCACAAAAACAACGTTAAGATTAGGTAGTAAAGTTATAGGTAAGTGTATGATGGGAAGTACATCAAACGCTTTAGATAAAGGAGGAGATAATTTTAAGAAACTATACAACGCTTCAGATGTTACAAAAAGAAACGCCAATGGGCAGACTAGCTCGGGATTATATTCTTTGTTCATACCTATGGAATGGAACTACGAAGGATACATTGATTCTTATGGCATACCTGTCTTCGACACGCCAAAAAAAGCTGTAAAAGATCCACACGGTTCTGATATAAAGCTAGGTGTGATTGAATACTGGCAAAATGAAGTAAATGGTCTTAAAGAAGATCAAGATGGTTTAAATGAATTTTACCGACAGTTTCCAAGAACAGAAGAGCACGCGTTTAGAGACGAGGCTAAATCATCTTTATTTAATCTTACTAAAATATATCAACAAGTAGATTGGAATGCTGATTTAAAAAACAGCGGAATAATAACACAAGGTAATTTTCAATGGGTTAACGGCGTAAAAGATACTAAAGTTGTTTTTATGCCTAGTAAGCAAGGTAGATTTTTTGTATCTTGGATACCATCTGTTGAAATGCAAAACAGTGTTATAAAGAAAAACGGACTTAAATGGCCTGGCAATGATTACATGGGAGCTTTTGGTTGTGACAGTTACGATATATCTGGAACTGTAGACAGAAGAGGATCTAATGGAGCTTTACATGGTTTAACTAAGTTTAACATGGATAATGTTCCATCAAATCATTTTTTCCTAGAATATATATCTAGACCTCAAACAGCTGAAATATTTTTTGAAGATGTATTAATGGCTTGTGTTTTTTATGGCATGCCAATACTTGCTGAAAACAACAAACCTAGACTGTTGTATTACTTTAAACGTAGAGGTTATAGAGGTTACTCTATAAATAGACCAGATAAAAAATATAGTAAATTATCAACCACAGAGAGAGAAATAGGTGGAATACCAAACTCTAGTGAAGATATAAAGCAAGCTCACGCAGCAGCAATAGAATCTTATATAGAACACCACGTTGGTTTAAAAGACGATGGTAATTATGGTGATGTTTATTTCCAAAGAACTCTTGAAGATTGGGCTAAATTTAATATAAATAATAGAACATCTCATGATGCGTCTATAAGCTCAGGCTTAGCTATTATGGCTTGCAATAAAAACAAGTATAAACCAAACCCGACATTCAAAAGACCTTCTTACAATTTAGGTTTTAAAAGATATAATAACAAAGGTACATTGTCAAAAATAATTGAATAAATGAAAATATATACTAATTCAAATAGCGCTTTTCCTAGTCAGGTAGTACCAGACGCTGAAAAAGCTTCAAGAGAGTACGGCTCTCAAGTAGCTTCTGCTATTGAAACTGAGTGGTTTAATCAAGGTAGAACAAACGGTAACAGATACCTTACTAGTTGGAATAATTTTCATAACCTAAGACTATACGCTAGAGGAGAGCAATCTGTTCAAAAATACAAAGACGAGTTATCTATAAATGGTGATTTGTCTTATTTAAATTTAGACTGGAAGCCAGTTCCTGTTATATCTAAATTTGTTAATATAGTAGTAAATGGTATATCTAATAAAGAATTTGAAATTAAAGCATATTCTCAAGATCCAGAGTCTGTAAAAAAACGAACAAAATATGCACAGGCTATAGCTGAAGATATGTACGCTAAAGAATTAATGCAGCAAGCAAAGCAAGCTTTAGGCATTGATGCTAAACAGTCAAAAATACCAACTGAACAACTACCTCAAAGTAATGAGGAACTAGAACTTCACATGCAACTTTCCTACAAACAATCGGTAGAAATAGCAGAAGAGGAAGCTATAACAACTACATTAGCTAGTAATAGATGGCCATTGACAAAAAGAAGAATAAATGAAGACTTAGTTGTTTGTGGTATTGCTTGTGCTAAAACAAGTTTTAATAAAACAAACGGTATAGTTGTTGATTATGTTGATCCAGCTAATTTAATATATTCCTACACAGAAGATCCTAACTTTGAAGATGTTTACTATGTTGGTGAAGTTAAGTCTATTACAATACCTGAATTAAAAAAACAATTTCCTAGTATACCAGAAAGAGAACTTCAAAGAATACAGGAAATGCCAGGTAATAGGCAGTACATAACAGGGTGGGGTAACTACGACAGTAACACGGTTCAAGTTATGTATTTTGAATATAAGACATATATGAACCAAGTGTTTAAATTAAAAAACACTGAAAATGGTTTAGAAAAAGTTATTCAAAAAACAGACGAATTTAATCCACCACCTGCTGACACGTATAACAAGGTTTCTAGAACCATAGAAGTTTTATACTCAGGTGTCAAAGTTCTTGGTACAGATATAATGTTAAAATGGGAACTTGCTGAAAATATGACAAGGCCTAATTCTGACAACACTAAAGTTGAAATGAACTACGCTATATGTGCACCTAGAATGTACAAAGGTAGAATAGAATCTATAGTAAGTAAGATAACAGGTTTTGCTGACATGATTCAAATAACACATTTGAAAATGCAGCAGGTCTTGTCTAGAATGGTGCCAGATGGTGTGTTCTTAGATATGGATGGGCTCGCTGAAGTCGACTTAGGTAACGGTACAAATTATAATCCAGCAGAGGCATTAAACATGTATTTTCAAACTGGTTCTATCGTTGGTAGATCTCTAACTCAAGATGGAGAGCTAAATAGAGGTAAAGTGCCTATTCAAGAATTACAATCATCAGCTGGAAGCGCTAAGTTACAAAGCTTAATAATGACTTACAATTATTATCTACAAATGATAAGAGATGTAACAGGTCTTAACGAAGCTAGAGATGGTAGTATGCAGGATAAAGACGCGTTAGTAGGCATAGCAAAGATGGCCGCTAATCAATCTAATATAGCAACTAAACACGTTAATCAAGCTAGCTTATTTCTTGCTCTTAGAATATGTGAAAACATATCTTTAAAGATGGTTGATGTACTTTCTTTTCCTTTAACTAAAAATGCTTTAATAGAGAGCATATCATTATTTAATGCTAGTACATTGGCTGAAATAGCTACACTTAATCTGCATGATTTTGGTATATTCTTAGAATTAGAACCTGATGACGAAGCTCAAGCTCAGTTAGAGCAAAACATACAAATAGCTTTGCAAAGCGGAGGTATTGACTTAGAAGATGCTATAGATATAAGGCAAATAAAAAACCTTAAATTAGCTAATCAGTTGCTGAAGCAAAAAAGAAAAAAGAAAATAGCAAGGGAGCAAGCGCAACAACAGCAAATGATTCAAGCACAAGCACAAGCAAATGCTAAAACTACAGAAGCTGCCGCTATGGCTGAGGTTCAAAAAAACCAAGCTATGACAGAATCAAAAGTACAGGTAGAACAAGCCAAATCACAGTTTGAAATTCAAAGGATGCAAACAGAGATGACGGTTAAACAACAGTTAATGGCTCAAGAATTTGAGTACCAAAAACAGTTAGCTCAAATAAAAATGGGCGTAGAGTCTGAGAAAGAAAGCAAAATAGAAGATAGAAAAGATAAAAGAGTTAAATTACAAGGAACTCAACAAAGTCAATTAATAAATCAACGACAAAACGATTCAGCTCCAGTAGATTTTGAAAGTGGAGATTCATCACAACTAGGCACGTTTGGTTTACAAAATATAATGCCGCCTAGTTAACTATTTAATAATTATATAATATTTTATCATGTCAGAAGAAACAAAATCAAATGAGCCTATCAAGCAAGAAGGTGAGTTTAAAATTAAAAAGAAAAAACCTAAAAATTTAAGTCTACAATCTAAAGACGAAATAACCAAGGTTGATTTAACAAAACCAGAGGCAACAGGTGATATAGCCCCAGAGGTTATAAAAGTGGAAATCCCTACTGAAGCTTTAAAAAAAGAAGAAGATGCCATTCAAATCGGAGAAACAAAGAAGATGGATGTGGGCGAACAAACCGGAGATAGCTCTGGAGTGGACGAACAAGTATCAAAGCCCAGCGAGGTTGTTGAAGAAATTACCCCGATCCAAGAAATAACAAAAGAAGAGGTAAAGGAAATAGCGAAAGAAGTTAAAGAAGCGCAAAGAGATGAAAAAATCTTAGGTAAACCTTTACCAGAAAACATTGAAAAACTAGTATCTTTCATGGAAGAAACTGGTGGGACTGTACAAGACTATGTGTCTTTAAACAAAGATTACAGCTCTTATAGTCCTAAAGATGTTTTAAAAGAATATTATACAAAGGCAAAACCACATTTAGATCAAGAAGAGATTAGCTTTTTAATGGAAGATAATTTTGATTTTGATGAAGATGTAGATGAGCCAAGAGAAATACGTAAGAAAAAACTTGCGTTTAAGGAAGAGGTTGCAAACGCAAAACAATTTCTTGAAAGTTCTAAGAGCAAATATTACGACGAGATCAAGTTGAGACCGGGCGTTACTCAAGAACAACAAGAAGCTATTAGCTTTTACGACCAATATAAGCAGCAACAAGAAGTTGCTACACAAGTGCACGGTGATTTTAGAGACAGAACTAAAAAACTATTCAACAATGAATTCAAAGGTTTTGAATTTAATCTTGGAGAAAAAAGATTTAGATATGGAATTAAAGATCCGGTTAAAGTAGGTGAACTACAAGCTGATGTACAAAACTTCGTAGGTAAATATACAAACGAAGAAGGATTAATGACAGACGCTGCAGGTTACCATAAAGCGATGTATGCTGCTATGAACGCAGATAAACTTGCTAATCATTTTTACGAACAAGGAAAAGCTGATGGTGTAAAAAGCATAATCAGTGGATCTAAGAATCCATCTAAAGACGAACCTAGGCGAGTTGCCGACGGAAATGTATTTATAAACGGATTAAAAGTTAAAGCAATTAGTGGGTTAGACTCGTCAAAACTAAAAATTAAAACTAAAAAGTTTAACTAATTAAAAATTAAAATTATGGCAATTGCTCCGCAATTTGGTTCAATCGTACCAAGTCAACAACAACAAACGTTGGCAAACAACTACCTAAATTTCACAGGTGGACAAAACGATTTCTCACAACAATACCTACCAGAGCTTTACGAAGCAGAGGTAGAAAGATATGGTAACAGAACGTTATCAGGATTTTTAAGAATGGTTGGCGCTGAAATGCCAATGACATCTGATCAAGTAATTTGGTCTGAACAAAATAGATTACACATTGCTTATAACAACTGTACTTCAGCTTCTGGAGCGGGAACAATTACAATTCCTGTTACAGCTGCAGGTGCTGCTGTGCCGGTTGTAAACGTAATTTCTCCAGGTGCAACGATAGTTGTAATGGATCAATTCGGTGGTGAAGCAAAATGTTTTGTTAGAACTTCTGACACTCGCTTAGCAGGTGGAGGAGGTAATCCAGGACAGTTAGTTGTAGAGCCTTATGGTTTTGCTACTTTAGCTGCTGCTGGTATTGCTGACGGTGCTGGAAAAAAGATATTTGTTTACGGTTCTGATTTTCAGAAAGGAACTTCAACTGCAAATGCAGCTGTAGGAGCAAATACTTATGCTGCTAATAACAACCCTATGGTTACTGTAGATCCTAGCTTTACTCAATTTTCAAACTCTCCAATAATCATTAGAAGTACTTATACTATCAATGGTTCTGACACTGCTCAGATTGGATGGGTAGAAGTTGCTACTGAAGATGGAACTGGAGGATACTTATGGTATTTAAAAGCTGAATCTGAAACTCGTTTACGTTTTGAAGATTACTTAGAAATGGCAATGGTTGAAGGAGAATTAAGTGCTGGTGGACCTGCTGCATTAACAAATCAAAGTGGTGGTTCTCAAGGTTTATTCTCTGCTATCAGTCAGAGAGGTAATGTACAAACTGGATTTACAGCTGCTGCTGGATTAGATGCTTTTGATGCAATACTTAAAAACTTAGATACTCAAGGAGCTATTGAAGAAAACATGTTATTCTTAAACAGAGCTACTGCTCTTGATTTTGATGATATGCTTGCTTCTATCTCAGGTGGATTCGCTGGAGGTACTGCTTTTGGATTATTTGAAAATTCTGAGGAAATGGCATTAAATTTAGGTTTCTCTGGTTTCAGAAGAGGTTCTTATGACTTCTATAAAACTGACTGGAAATACTTAAACGATGCTTCTACTCGTGGAGCTATTGCTGGACCTGCATCTATTGAAGGTGTATTAGTACCAGCTGGAACTTCTACGGTATATGATCAAATCTTAGGAACAAACATTAGAAGACCATTCTTACACGTGCGTTATAGAGCTTCTCAAGCTGATGACAGACGTATGAAGTCTTGGTTAACTGGTTCTGTAGGAGGTGCTTTTACTTCATCTTTGGATGCAATGGAAGTAAACTTCTTATCAGAAAGATGTTTAGTTACACAAGCTGCGAACAACTTTGTATTGTTCAAAGGAATCTAAGATTCAACAAATGTAATTCTTACCCTCGTTGTAACTACGGGGGTAACAATTACTCTTATAAAATTATTTAATTATATTATATTATGTCAACAAAAAAACAAACTAAACCTACTGAGTGGGAAATAAAAGATAGAAATTACTATCTAACAGGTAACGAGTCACCATTGACTTATACAATACCTAGTAAGCATACAAAAAAACATCCATTATTATGGTTTGATGAAGCAGTAGGATCTCAAAGAGAACTTAAATATGCAACAAACCAAGCATCTGTCTTTGTAGATGAACACAAAGGAGAATCAACAATGGGTCATATAACTTTTAGAGACGGCGTTTTAGCTGTTCCAAAAGAAAAACAAAACTTACAAAAAATGTTGTCTTTATATCACCCTCTATCAGGGCATAGGTTTAAAGAACTAAAACCACAAGAAAATGCTGTTAACGAATTACAGTGGATGGAGTGGGAAATACAAGCACTTTTAGCAGCTAGAGATATGGATATAGACCAAGCTGAGGCTGTACTGAGAGTGGAAATAGGAACTAGCATAAACAAACTAAGTTCTAAAGAAATAAAAAGAGATTTACTAATGTTTGCTAAATCAAATCCGCAATTATTTATGGAGCTAGCAAATGACGAAAATGTACAATTAAGAAATTTTGGTATAAAAGCCACTGAAGCTAGAATAATAAAGTTATCACAAGATCAACGTGTATTTACTTGGGCTAGCAATGGAAGAAAATTAATGACTGTACCATTTGATGAAAATCCATACGCAGCGTTTGCTGCTTTCTTGAAGACTGATGAAGGAGTAGAAATATACAAGTCTATCGAGAAAAAGTTTAAATAACATGTAATACTAATATAGGGCTCGTTCACTCGGGCCCATATTATAATAAACAAATTAAAATGGCAATAAACGTAGATCAAGTTTATAAAACAGTCTTGTTAATAATAAATAAGGAACAAAGAGGTTATCTCACGCCTAACGAGTTTAACAAGTTAGCTACTCAAGTACAACT